ATCTTTGTATTATTATAATAATAAGGTATTGACATTTGTGTTTAAATCAGTAAAACTATATCCTGAAGCGAAAGAACCTGTATTGGAAAAGTTCTATGAGGCTCTTCGTACTAATAAGCTTCATAAAATTCACTTACCCCATAGCTCTGTGTTCTATGTACGTGCTGCAATAGAAGCGGATACGGGTGTTCGTTATTCTTTGGCGCATGTAGAACGTGCTATGAAACAAGAAGGATTTGTATAATGCCAAGCCATTACGGACTACCAACAAGAAAGCCTCCAGTACCATCTCAACAAGAAGCTGTGATTAAATTTGCTGAGAGTGAAAATCTTTCCGATGAGCAAACACGAGCACTATTAAATATGTCAGCAGAACAACAAAGAGCATTTATAGCTATGGCACAAGAAGGTACGCAAGATTTAACAAAAGAAGACTTGCGTAGAATAATGAATCCAACTAAAATGGCAAAGGGTGGTTTTCCCGATCATAACAAAGACAATAAAATGACACAAGCAGATGTTCTTATGGCAAGGGGAGCTATTCCAAAACCTAAAAAAGCAGCATACGGTGGTTTAATGAAAGCAAAGAAAATGCGTGGCGGTGGTATGGCAGGTAAGAAGCCTCGTGTCGGTAACATGGACTACCGTAAGGGTGGCATGGTGTACAGCACTAAAGTTAAAAGGGGTTAATTGTTATGGGAATTATATCTAAAGCGGCAAAAGCGGCGAAGGATCGTGCTAAAAAAGAAGCAGAAAGACAGGCAAGGCGAAGAGCAACTGATCCAACTCTTCCGGCAGATTCAGACCCAGAGATGGGCGCAGATGTGCTAAGAGAAGGTCAAGTAGTAAAAAGAGGAGAAGGCAAGACAGACCTGTTAAGTGCAAAAGAACGAAAACTACGAGATGATTTTTTTGATTTAAAGCCACGTGACCGTAATGCAGAACGTGCTAAAGGAAGGGAGAGTAAATTTGCTCCGTATTTTGCCGCGCAGCGAAGGTTAGATAGACAAGTAAGGAAAGCAGATGATTTTGTACCAAATGATCCTTCTCTACGTGTGCAAAAAACAACGACGGATTCTCCATCGAATACTGTCATGATTGATGGTAAACGCTACAAGAGAGGAGATACGAAAGATGTAGAACAGGCAAGAGCACTAGCACGGGTAAAAGAAAAATTACTAGAGCGTCCTGCTGCAGAGGGTATGAAAAAGGGTGGGCTAACTCGTAAACAAACTAATAGAAAACGCAAGTCTACAAAACGAAAAAATATTACAGCATCTATGCCAGCCGCAAGAGGTGGCCTAATGAAAACGGGCCACAAGGATTATCGCAAAGGCGGTATGTTCTACGTAGGCGGCACGTCAGCTAAAGTTACTCCTATTAATAAAGGTAAAAAGTAATGCCTGTAGTTACTGTTAAGGGAAAAAAGAAACATCTTAAGTATCCTGCTAACTGGAGCAAAATGTCTGCAAAGCAAAAGGCTGCATGGATCAGAGGTAAAAAAGCAAAGATGACAAAGAAAGTATGAAGTTTACAAATACATATACAGTTAGAAAACGTAGAACACGTAGACATAAGAAAAAAGGTTTAAGACATAGAAAAAAACTAGGACCGAAATCGTCGTTACGTGTACATACGTAACTATTTAACTCAAAAACGACTTAAAAATTTAATTTCAAGTAGTAAAATTTAAATGTCAAATGCCGTAAGCCTTACAGAAAAAGCAAGAAGTCATCTATTAAATATATGTAATGATGAAAAACAAAACTATATACATTTATCTGTAGCTGGCGGGGGGTGTGCAGGATTTTCCTACAAATGGGATTTTGCAAACGAGTATAAAGCTACCGACGAGGTTATAAGTATAGAGCAGGACAAAAAACTAATTATAGATGGTATGTCTTTGATGCATTTAATTGGTATGGAGATAGACTATAGAAAAGATATCTTTGGTTCGATTTTACACATAAACAATCCAAATGTAACATCTAGTTGTGGTTGTGGAGAATCGTTTAATATATTTTAATGTTACAATATATATTAGATGCCTACTTTATACTTTATTTTACTAATATTAATTTTAGTACTTTTTGTTATTAGGACTTGTATTATAGATATATTTGTGATATAATGAGTGAACATGAATCAAAAAATATAATCTTTTTAGAAGAGGTCATTCAACAAAAGCTACGTAAAGAAAAAGAGATTGCTTTTTACGAAGAGGAACTTGTAAAGCTACAAGTAAAGTTAGATTTTTTAAAAAGTGAAATTAAACTTACTAATTTAATTATAAACCTCGTAACCTCTGAAAAGAACTTGGATATTCAAAAAGTTCCACAAGAATTAAGTGTAGTGGAATATCTTGATCAAAAAATAAAGGAATGAAACATGGCTTGCTCTTGTAAGAATTGTAATAACCCTGATTGTTCTTGTACAGGACAAAATTGTAATAGCTGTAATTGTAATTGCCATCATGATGAAAACTTTAAAAATGATATGCTGTGGAATAGTTTTCCCGATTCTGCATATAATGATATGTGAGTACACATGAACCGTAAAGAACGTAGAGCGAAAGCTAAAACAGAAAAGACAGAAACAAAGAAAGAATACAATCCGCTAGAAAATTCTAATGACCAGCCTTTCAAGGATCACATGCTTCATATGAAGGAAGCACATGATATCGGGCATCTTTTATGGTTACTAAATACGGGGCGTCTTTCACTTCCATACCATCATCAGCATGAGGAAGCATTAAATTTAAAACTTCCCTTTGATGTCATTTCAAAAAATTACTACAAGACACAACCAAACATTGTAGTCATTGATGACTTTATGAATCTGGAAGCACTGCAGAAACTAAAGAACTACTGTCTTGAGTTTCCATTCTGGAATACAATCTATGGCAGAGGATACTTAGGTGCCTTTCGACAAAATGGATTTACACCACAAGCTTTAGAAACATTAGCTTTGGAGATGGTGCAGAACCTACCCGATATATTTAATACGACTAACAAACGTAATCTAGCTCAGATGTGGGCGTTTAAGTATGAGTCGAAATGTCCCGGCATTGATGTACACGCAGACTTTGCTGCTGTTAATGTAAACTTCTGGATTACACCTACAGAAGCAAATGCAGACTACGACAAAGAAAAGGGTATTGGTAAAACAGGGGGCATGTGGATTTGGGATACAGGTGCTCCTCCTGATTGGGACTTTAATAGGTATAACGGCGACGACAAAAATGAGGTTATGGAATATCTAGAAAAGCAACAGTCAAAAGCTGTATATATTCCGTATAAGTACAATCGTTGTGTTATGTTTGATTCTAATCTGTTTCATAAAACAGCAGATATAAACTTTCTTCCGGGGTTTGACAACAAAAGAATAAATGTAACGATGCTATTTGGTCAACGTGAAAATACTGGAGTAGAACCACAAGATATGGTAGAAGCTGAAAAGTTACGAAAAATGACTTCTCAATCTATTTTAGAAAATTTTGATTTAGAAACAGGTAAAATTAAATCTGTTATGGAGAAGGTTGTATAAATATGTCAGATGATATTGGTGTACCCGACAAACTTGCATGGCAGCATAATCGTAGGCGTTTAGCTTACATAGCTATGGCAACAATGGTATTAACAATTATTTCAAGCTTTGTGTGGCCGGAACGTGCATCACAGGTACCAGCAGCAGAAATGATTTACATTTCATTGGCTGGTGTAATTATGGCATTTTTTGGAGCAGATGCTGTAGTCTCACGAAAAAAGGGTAAGTAGATTCTTACTCTGTTAGGCAGTGTTCTGGGTTTTGGGACTTCTATAATTCCTGAAATTTTAGGTTACTTTAAACAGGCACAAGCTAATAAACAAGAACTTGCAATGCTGGAAGCAAAAGCACAGTATGCTGTACAGCTTTCAGAATTAAAACTTAAGGAGCTAGATGCAGAAGCTGATATTGCTGAGACAAAAGGGTTGTATGCTCACGATACAGAATTAGCAAAACGTGGTGGTTGGGTTGTAGGGTTACAAGCAAGTGTAAGACCCGTTATAACTTATTTATTTATGGGAGCATTTTTAGCTGTCAAAGGTGGTATGATTTATTCATTGATTACAAATCAGGGAATTGATTGGACAACTGCTTTAGAAGTTTCATGGGACGCCGAAACACAAGCCCTATTTGCCGCTATTATGTCTTTTTGGTTTGGTAATAGGGCAATGGGTAAAGCAAGGGCAGCAATTAAGAAATGAAATGAAATATATGGAAATAAGTATAAGTTACTTTAAAGAAATAATGATAGAATTAATTATTGTTTTTCTGATTATTTTTTCTATTTTTTATTCAAATATTGCATACTCACAACAAATAATACAGGATGTTGTTCCTGTACAGGGACCAGCAATGTTTTGTGGAAATAAACTTGATTTAAAGAAAACTATAGATTCATATAGAGAACAAGAATTTATTATTTTATCTGGAGCAATGACAGAAAATAATTCTGTATATTATATTTTACATAGAAATCCAGATACAAGCTCATGGAGCCTAATAGCTTATAATATAAGAAATGCTCCAAAAGAGATTGCCTGTTTAATGGGAGGAGGATCAAAGTCCTTTATTGCTCCAGATATTACTTCTCTAAATTATATGTTGCAAAAACAAAAGGAGGGTTATGATAAGCCTTTTAATCCTGCTAGTGAAAAGACAAGCTAATGACTACAAAGAAAAAGAAACCCGCAAAGAAAAAGAGTGGTGCAAAACCAACTAACCCTACACTCTATGCAAGAGTTAAGGCAGAAGCAAAACGTAAGTTTGATGTGTATCCAAGTGCCTATGCAAATGCTTGGCTAGTTCGTACCTACAAGAAACGTGGAGGTGGTTATGCCTAAACCTACAGGTGGCCTTACTGCGTGGTTTGGTAAAGGCCCAAAAGGTGATTGGGTAGACATAGGTGCTAAAAAGAAAAAGGGAAAGTTTCAAGCTTGTGGTAGAAAATCTACGAAGACAAGTAAACGAAAATATCCTAAGTGTGTACCTAGAGCTACAGCAAATAGAATGACAAAGGCACAAATAACAAGTGCCGTAACAAGAAAAAGAGCAGCAAGTAATGTAGGTGGCAAACCTAAGAACGTAGCCACATTTACAAAAAGAAAAACAGCAAAGAAGAAAAAAGCTTAAGGATATATAAATTATGAAAAAACTTACAGATGCACAGAAAGCAAAACTTAAATCTCATTCAAAACCACATAAAAATAAAAAGGGTCAAACAGTAGACGGACATTCACCAAAGCATCTTAAGGCTATGAAAGTAATGATGGAACATGGTATGTCCTTTGATAATTCCCATAATGCTGCTATGAAAATTATGGGAAAGTAATGTTTAAGTATGATAGAGATGAGTTAATTAAACAAATCGCACATCACGAAGGCGTAGTATTAAAAGTTTATAAAGATAGTTTAGGCATAGATACGATAGGTATAGGAAGAAATTTAGAACATAGAGGTATTGAAGATTTAGAGTTAGCCCACATAGAAAAGACTATGAGTGAAATTTATGAAAATGGTATAACAGAGCAAGATGCGTATTTTCTTGCTCATAGAGATATTGAAATTGTTGAGAAAGAACTGTTGGCTTCGCGCCCAGTTGTAGAAGAATTAGATAATATTCGACAAAGAGTATTAGTTGACATGGCTTTTAATATGGGTATACCTAGACTAAATAGGTTTTATCGCATGTGGAGTGCGATTAACGAGCTTGACTTTAAAAGCGCAGCTATAGAAATGTTAGATTCACTTTGGGCGCGTCAAGTAAAATCTCGCTCTGATACTTTGGCTTATGCTATGAAACACGGAGAATTTGCATAATGGCATTAACAGATGCAGAAAAAGGTAGACTAAAACGAGCAGGGCTTAGTGGTTTAAACAAACCAAAACGTACACCAAAGCACCCAACAAAAAAAGCTGTGGTAGCTATACGTGATGGCGGTAAAGTA